CTCGAGTGGGCGCTGACTGGAAAATATGTCCTGCCACAATATGGCATCAACCATTTTCTGACACGCGACGACAATCTCGACGAAGTTCCTGTCGGTCGCCGCGACGACATGGCTGCAGCTGCGCACTGCACACATTTTCTCTCGATTCACTGTAATGCCGCCGATGGGAAAGCCACAGGTGTCGAGGTGTACTATCGAGACATTTCCGACAGGGCATTCGCGCAGCTGGTGCTGGACAGCCTGGTCGAGGCGACAGGTCTGAAAAGCCGAGGTCTGAAACGTGAGTCGGAAAGCCAGCACAGTCGTCTGGCTGTTCTCGACTTTGGTCCGCCAGCATGTCTGGCTGAAATTGGGTTTCTGGACAATCCACACGACAGGTCGGTGATTCGTGATCGAGAGGTCAGGCTGAAATTCTGGGCAGGTCTATGTCGGAGGCTAAAGTAATGCCAGCGCCAGAAAGTCAGCAGCAAGGTGTCGAAACCATATCGGCACTCAGCAGCGCACTGTCGTCGTTCTGGGCATGGCTGCTGCCGATGATTGCAGGCATTCTGCACATCGGGAAACTGCAGCAGAAAATCACGCAAATTGAAACGGATCACGTCGACATGAAAGCGCTGGTACATCGCACCGAGACGCATCTGGCGAAACTGTCAGCGCATGTCGAGACACTGATGAACGACAGAAACCATCGCTGAAAGTTGTACACATAGTTTTCCACAGCCAAAATAAGGCATGCGAAACCACATAACGCAGGTTCACACTTCGTCGGTTCATGACATCGTTCGACTGGGATTGATTTCCGACCTGCACTTTGGGTCGAGCAGCCTGTATAAACCAGCATTGAAACACGATTTCGACATGATGTCGAATCTTGATGCGAAAATATTCCTGAACGGTGACATCTGGGACGCCATTCTGCCATCCGACATCAAGCGATTTGATTTGAAGGCACTAGATCCTGAGCTGCTGCAGCTGGGTTCGACGCCATTGGACGCCGCGCTCGAAATGGCATACGAATTCCTGAAGCCGTACGCGCAGCACATCGAGGGAATCGGCATCGGAAACCATGAAGCGCACGTCGAAAAGAGGCATCACATCTGTCTGACCAGCATTCTCATCGACAGGTTAAACCAGCTGCCAAATGTGAACATCATCGCTGGCGGATGGTGTGGATTCTGGAACATCCAGATTTTTAGGAAAAACAAGCGAACCAGCTGGACACTGTACAGACACCATGGTGCTGGTGGAGCTGCGCCAGTGACGAAGGGCGTCACCGACTTCCAGCGAATGATGGCATGGCATACGAATGTCGATGCGCTGTGGCTGGGACATAAGCACAACAGGTACGCGATCATGGACATGAAAATGCATTATGATTCGCAGCATCATCGAGTCGTCGAGCTGCCAGTGACCTGCGTCATGACTGGGTCATACCTGTCGACCTATGGCATTCATGAACGAACACGTCCGAGTTATGCAGCTGGCTGGAATCTCTCGCCGCAGCCTATGGGCGGAGCAATTATCGAGCTGCGCCACGTCGAGAAATGCGTGAAGTACAAGACGACACTCACATGCCAGAGTAGGGTGATTTTGTAGAGCCATAATACAGACATCATGAACATCATCGTGAAAAACGTAATCGTCGGCGCATTTTCTGGACTACTGTCCGCCATCATGGTCGACCTGAACGCATGGAAACTCTCACCGAATCCTGATTTCGATTTCAAACTGGCAGCCAAGCGATGGCTGGCTGGCGCTGTGTCTGGAGCTGCCGCCGCGCTGGGATTCGGAGCAGCTGTCCAATGACGACGCACTATCTGAAACTCTGGCATCCAGCACTGGGACCTGTTGAAAAGGTGGTCCGAGTATTCGGATGGAAACTCAGACAGACACTGACATTCGAGGGAAACCTAGACGATGTGAAACCTGCCGAAATTATCATCGGCAAACTGTTGCTGGGTCGATTCGGTGTGACTGCCGAAATTGTCGAGAAAGAAAAGCCATGACCAGGCGTGAATCGAGGCGAATTAAGATGCGAAAACAACGCGAGGCGATGGCTGCCAAGGGCTACAAATTGATTCAGGGTCAGTGGATTAGGGAAGGGTCGGCGCTGCATCTGTCGATGATAAAGGGTCGCTGGCACTAGAGGTACTCTCTATAAATGCCGAAACCAAAACCAGAACCAGCGGCAAAACCGAAGCGAAAACCAGCTGTTAAGAAAAACTTAAAAGCTGACGAACGACCTGGGCGAGGACGACCATCGAAGTACACGCCAGAGGTGGTCGAGCGCATCTGCTATTCATTGTCGCAAGGAAACACGCGGACTACAGCAGCCACATGCGCTGGCATTCATATCGATACATTCCATCACTGGATGAATGAATTTTCCGATTTTTCCGAAGCCATAAAAAGAGCTGAGGAACAAGCTATCGAGCATTATGTCAACGTGATTCACACGGCGTCAACTCAGACCTGGCAGGCAGCTGCATGGTATCTCGAGCGAAGGCGGAAAGAGGATTTCGGCAAGCAGGACAAAGTCGACATCACGACGAACGGCAAGGACATAAACGGCATGTCGATGGAGGAAATGGTCGCTGAACTCAAACGAATTGAACAAATTAAGCAGACGTGAACTGGAACTGCGACTGGCAATCGAGCAGCACAACCTGACATTTTCCCAGTGGTATCAGCTGCGCAAACCTGCGGACTATGGGTTTCCCAAGCACATCAGGTATCTGTGCGATATCGCAGACAAGGTTATCAAGGGCGAGCTGCAGAACGTCGCCATCAGCATGCCGCCAGGACACGGCAAGAGCCAGACCATAACCACCCGCTTGCCCATCTACTGGGGAATGAGGAACCCACAAGATGCGATAGTGTTCACGGGCTATAGTCAAGATTTTGCCAACCGTAACCTAAGCAGACCCGCAAGGGAGCTTGCCAAGGAACTAGGGATTCTGGATAATTCGTCTGAAGCTATGGAGGAGTGGAGATTAACCAACGGTGCGAGACTGGTTGCTCGAGGTGTTGGCTCAGCCCCTACGGGTATCAACCCTATATCACTTTTGGTATGCGATGACCCGATAAAAGACCGTATGCAAGCCGAGAGCGAGACCGAGCGGAATAACATCTGGGACTGGTGGACGGGGAGCGTAGTACAAAGATTCTTCCCTCGAACGAAGGCGTTTGTGATTGCTACCCGTTGGCATCATGATGACCTCATTGGAAGGCTCAAGGCTCAAGGTGATGATTCTTGGACGTTCATAAACCTTCCCGCCATTGCAGAAGAGAATGACCCGCTCGGAAGGGCTGAGGGTGAGGCGTTGTGGCCGGAGGTCAAGCCGTTAAACTTCCTTGAGGCGGTACGGCGGCAGATGGGCGAGTACAACTTCCAAGCCCTCTTCCAAGGCAACCCAAGCCTTCGAGACGGTGCAATCTTCAAGGTAGACCGAGCCAGCTTCATTGATGAGCGGGAGTTACCGCCAATGGTTGAGCGGGTGCGGAAGTGGGACGTTGCAGCCAGTTCTGGAAAGGGTGACTATACAGCGGGGGTACTTGTAGGGAAGGATGCCAACGGGCGGTATTATGTCCTCGACGTTCAGAGATTCCAAGAAGGAACCGATGCGAGAAACCAACGGATGCTGGCGACCGCAAGACAAGACGGGGTAGCGGTGAGAGTAGTGGTTCCCGAAGATCCCGGCTCAGCGGGTAAAGACCAAGCCCTCGCATACCTTCGGCTCTTGAGTGGTTACAATGCCAAGGCAGTAAGGGAGACGGGGAGCAAGGAGACGAGAGCCGACGGTATTGCATCACAATTCAACGGTGGTAACGTCTCTCTTATTAGGGCTAACTGGAACACCGCCTTTATAGAAGAACTTAGGCAATTCCCCACGGGCAAGCATGATGACCAAGTGGACGCTTTGGCGGGAGCCTTTAATGAATTGGTGAGTAGCAATAATGTTTGGAATTGGTAACGCATGAAGATTTTTGGAATAGAAATTAG